GTTCTAAAAAACAATCAGGGCACAGAAGAAACTCGTGTCAGACACATGGACTATGGTGTCGTACTAAGTGCATTCTTCTGGCGTCGCTTTAAGAACAAGGAAAACATTACTTTCTTCGACCCTAATGAAGTGCCCGACCTTTATGAAGCCTTCTATAAAGATACTGCAAAGTTCGAAGAGCTTTATGTAAAGTATGAGCGTAGCCGCACACTACGCAAGAAAGTTATGAGTGCAGAAGAAGTATTCAAGGGCGGCATATTAAAAGAGCGTACTGACACAGGCCGCATCTATCTGGTGTTCATAGACAATGTCATGAACCAGGGTCCGTTCGATCCAGAATATCATACCATCTATCAGAGTAACCTTTGCTGTGAAATCCTATTACCAACTAAACCTTTTAAGCGTCTGGATGACGATGCCGGCCGTATTGCATTATGTACACTGGGAAGTATTAACTGGGGAGCATTTCGCAATCCAGAAGATATGCGCCGTGCTTGCAGGATCCTTCAGCGCAGCCTTTGCAATATCCTTGATTACCAGGACTTCCTGAGTATACAGAGTCAACTTAGCAATGATGAAATACAACCTCTGGGTATTGGCATCACCAACCTGGCCTATTGGCATGCCAAGAGAAACTATAGGTATGGTGACAAAGATGCTCTACAAGAAGTTAAAACCTGGATGGAACATCAGGCCTATTATCTGACAGAAGCCAGTGTAGAGTTAGCTGCTGAGCGTGGTCCTTGTTTACACTCGGAAAAGACTCGTTATGGTCAGGGCAAATTTCCCTGGGAACTCAGAGCTCAGGGTGTCAATGAATTAACTAATTTTAAACCTGAACTAGACTGGGAAACCCTCAGAGCTAAAATGAAACAAACTGGCATTCGTAATGCCACGCTCATGGCCATTGCGCCAGTAGAAAGCAGTAGTGTAGTCATTAACAGTACCAATGGTATTGAAATGCCCATGAGCCTTATTACTGTTAAAGAAAGCAAGGCTGGTAGTTTTATACAAGTAGTACCTGAGTATCATAGACTCAAGAACAAATATGAACTAATGTGGGAACAGACTGATTGTATAGGTTATATTAAAACTGCTGCTGTATTAGCTGCCTATGTGGATCAGAGCATAAGTACAAATACTTTTTACAATCCAGCACACTGGGCAGATCGTAAAGTACCCATTACCCTAATAGCCAAGAACCTCATGCAGGCGCATTACTGGGGACTAAAAACATTCTATTATAGTTTAATTAATAAGCAAGGTGCCAAGGCTGATGTTGAACTAACACCTGTACTAGAGCCCATAGACTTTGATGCTGAAGCGGATTGTGAAAGTTGCAAGTTATGATAATGCAGAATGGAATAAACTAAATGTCTAAACAACAATACAACCTATCAACCAAGACCGATTATCTGAGTCGTAAGATGTTTCTGGATCCTGCTGGCCCAGTTACCATACAACGATTTGAAGAAGTTAAGTATCCCAAAATAGCTAAGTTTGAGGAAACTGCTCGTGGATTCTTTTGGCAACCCGAAGAAATAAGTCTTACCAAGGATGCTGCTGACTTTAAAGATGCATCAGATGCTATTAAACATATCTTTACCAGCAACCTGCTACGTCAAACAGCTCTGGATAGTTTACAAGGCCGTGGTCCCACACAAGTTTTCTTGCCTGTGTGTTCATTACCAGAACTTGAAGCTCTGTTGCTAAACTGGGGCTTTTTTGAGACTAATATTCACAGCAAGTCCTATAGCCACATCATACGCAACATCTATAATGTACCCAAGGAAGTGTTTAACACCATACATGACACACAAGAGATCGTGAACATGGCAAGTAGTGTGGGCCGGTATTATGACCACCTGCACATGGTCAACTGCGAAAAAGAATTAGAAGTGCCAGTCAAAGAACAAGCGCATATTAAAGCTATCTGGTTGGCGCTGAATGCCAGCTATGCATTGGAGGCATTCCGCTTTATGGTCAGCTTTGCCACAAGCCTGGCCATGGTAGAGAATAAAATCTTTATGGGCAATGGTAACATTATTAGTCTTATATTGCAGGATGAACTATTGCACAAAGGCTGGACGGCCTACATTATTAATCAAGTAGTCAAAGAAGACCCTCGTTTCGCTCAGGCCAAAGAAGAATGTGAAGCTGAAGTCTATGCCATGTACATGGATGTTATTCGTGAAGAAAAAGACTGGGCTACCTATTTGTTTAAGAAAGGCCCTGTGATTGGACTAAATGCCAATATACTTCGAGATTTTGTGGACTACACAGCAAATCAATCGCTCAAGGACATAGGCATTAAATACCAGACAACGGCACCCAGAACTACGCCCATACCCTGGTTTAATAAGCACTCAAATACTTCTAATAAGCAAACAGCATTGCAGGAAAATGAGAGTACTAATTATGTTATAGGGGTAATGAGTACAGAACTGGATTATGAAGCATTACCCAATCTATAAGGAGTTAAAATGACAATATTAGAAAATTATGTAGTAAAGTCACAGTCAACAATGTCTGACAAGACCAAAGAGCAAATAAGAACTAGTGAAGATTTTAAACAAATCAAAGGATTATGGAGCACTTTTGAACGAATTGAACAAAAGAATCGCTGCCTGCGTGTTAGGTTTCTGGATTGGTTGTCAGAAAAGGTAGCCTATTATGGCAAAACCTGGAGCGTAAAAATTAAGAAAGTTTCGGACAATATCCATAGTCCATGTGTAATTAAATTAAAGGATTAAAATATGAAAGCTGTAATTTGGAGTAAAGATCATTGTCCCTATTGCGATCAGGCCAAGCGTCTGTTAGAGCTCAATAGGATAGAGTATGAAGAACGCAAGATTGGTGCAGGATATACCAAAGAGCAATTATTAGAAGCAGTACCCACTGCTCGTACCGTTCCACAGATTTTCCTGGATGGTAATTTAGTGGGCGGATATAGCGAACTTAGACACATACTAGACTAGGAAATTTTATGCTTATTGATGTAGGATTCAAAGAAAACGATTTGGTTACTATCAAGTTAGTTACTGGCGATGAAATCATGGCCAGGTTCAAGGAAGAAAAGCCCAACAGTTATAAAATTCATAGGCCTTTGACCCTGCAAGCCACACAGCAGGGCATGGCATTGGTTCCCTATGCCATGACTGTTAGTGACGATATTAGCCTAGAAATACTAAAATCTAGTTGCATCTTTATATGTAAGACTCGGCCTGAAATTGAGCCAGGCTATATACAGGCCACCACTGGTATTAGCACGATAAATACTAATAACATAGTAAGGTAAAACATGCCAGGTGTGGTCAGAATGGGTGATATTAATAGTGCTGGTGGTGCTGTCATAGGCAGTACTGCTGGTACAGTTTTTGTAAATGGACAGCTTTGTGCCGTTATAGGCAGTCTCATAAGCAGTCACGAACCCTACGGCCCACCACACCCACCTCATGAAGCAGCTACCATAACCACAGGTAATAACACAGTCATAGTAGAAGGTCAGCCCATAGCCATACAAGGTAGTAACAATACCTGTGGCCATGTCATGACCGGTTGCTCTGGCGATGTGTTTGCTTAGGATTTAACATGGGCTGCGCCGCAACTACACCAATTACTAAAACTCGTATACAGGCTGCTACACCTGCAGCACCTCCTGCTACTCCTGTTGTGACACCCAAAGCAACAGTAGGTAATCCAGAACAAAATACCAAAGATGACACTCCTAAAGAAGCATTAACTGGTACGCCATTTAATTGTTCAGACTTTCCTCTGGACGGTTATGAAACAGAAGATGTTTATAAAGCTAAAATTAGTAAGTATTTTACTCTGGCTGACCTAAGCATAGGTGGTAAATACGGCCCTTACAAAATTATTAGTGGTGCTCTGCAGGGACATAAGATCAAAGGACAGAGTGTAGCTACTCGCGATAGTCAGCCTACATTCTATGGTGAGAGAGCCATAGCATGTCATTTAAAGTTATTAGCTACTAATTTGTTGGACCCGCTTAACGACTATATTATTAGTCAGGGTTATACTCTAAAAATTAGTTCAGGGTTTAGACAGGGTACAAGCCCTAGTGATCATGGTCGTGGTCTGGCTGCTGATGTTATATTTTATAAGAACGGTACTGAGGCTACAGAGTCACAGCGAGTAGCTATATGTAACTGGATCATAGCCAACCTGGACAACAACCTTAGACAGATTATATTTGAAAAGATGAATCGTAAAGGTGGCGGTGGCTGGATACATCTAGCAGCCAAGACTAGCACCATAGGCCCAGCAGCAGCCAAGGTGTATACTATTTGTGTTAATGATAACTTTCAGGGTGTAGGCATACCCACAGCTGGATATACACTTCTATCATGAGTTATACTCCATTAAGTACATTAGCCAGTATAGGCTTCATGAAGAACACAGGCCTAGACCTGAGCTTTGTAACCAACATCACAAATAGTTATAATGCCAATCCCATAGTAAGTGATTTTAAAACTTGCGTAACTCTGGCCGAGACCATAGATACAGCTCTGGGTTCTAGCGCAAATGGTCCTAGCGTATCTGGCATAGGTGGAGAAATATTACCAGGCTTATTGGGCAGTATGCCCAGCACCGCTGTGGGAGATTTAGGTAGTGGTACATTAGCAGATACAGCTCTGGAACAAGCTCAGACCATATTCCCAGGCGGCGACATTAGCAGTTTTGTACAAAACTTTGGTAAGAGTTCTGGTGCTGCTAGCATGGGCAACGATTTATTAAATGCTGCCAAGAAGTTCATGGGCAAGGGTTTTACAGAGATGGGCGGTGGCGTTACGAAAATTAGTGACATTGCCACAGGCGGTTTTGGTAACCTAAGTAAGGTTGCTGGTGTTGGTCTAGCAGAGCTTGGTGCTCAGTTAAAGAAGGCTGGTGACAGCGTAAACATCCAGGATGTAGTCGCACAAAGCACTGATCTGTTAAACAATAGTGTAGCAACAGCCAAAAACCTCATTGAACGAGGTGCTGGTGACATAGGT